ACGTGTCGATTTACTCATCTTTCCTCGATTCGGCGTCGGACACCAACACGCTCAATAGCCAGGGAATAGTCACTGCATTCCAAGCGTTCGGGACCGGGATTAGGGTGTGGGGAAACCGCAGCTCGGGATTCCCGACCTATACCACTCCCGACGTCTTCATTCCGATTCGGCGGACGATGGACGTGATCGAGCAGAGCGTCATGCTGTCGATGATGCAGTTCCTCGACCAGCCGATTTCCAACGGGCTGATTTCGAGCATCCTGGCGAGCTGCAACAGCTTTCTGCGGATTCTGATTTCGCGCGGCGCGCTGGTGGCGGGGGCGGCGACGTACAATCCGGCAGAGAACCCTTCGGCACAGATCGCTGCGGGGCAGTTGGTATTCGATATCGATTGCGCCGCCGGCAGAGCGCTTGACTTTCAACGTGTTCATGGACACGACGCTGCTCAGCCTGTTGACCGGCGCGGCGGGGAGCCAGGCGCAGACCTCGCTGCCGACTGGATGATTGGTTCTGATATAGGGGCGGTTCGCGAATCGCCCTCATTTGGGCGAGAGGAAGATCGGCGCTTCACGAAGCGCCTCTACAAGGACCCGACATGCCACTAATCAACGTTTCCCGTGTGACCAACGCGAACATCTACCTCGACGGTTCCTCCTTGCTGGGCCGAGCCGACGAAGTAGAGCTTGCGTTTCCCAAGGCCAAGCTGTCCGACCATAAGGGGCTCGGGATGTTCGGCACAGCCGAATTTCCGGTCGGAATCGACAAGCTCGAGGCGAAGGTCAAATGGGCGTCGATTTATCCGGAAGTGCTGCAAGCGATCAGCATCTTCCAGTCGCATCAAATCCAGGTGCGGGCTTCGGTAGAGCAGTACACTTCGCAAGGACGCACAGCCGAGCTGCCCTTTGTCGGGCTGATGACGGCGCAATTCAAAGATGGCGGCCCGCTGAACTTCAAGCAGCACGAACAGGTCGATTTCCCTACTACTCTGGTGGTTCTATCACTGCGAGTATTACGTCGCTGGCGTGCAATATGTGCTGTACGACGTGCTGGCGAATATGTACTTGGTAAACGGCGTCGACCAGCTACTCAACTTCCGCGCCAACATCGGGGCGCTTTAAGAGGGAAGCGCTCCCGCATGAGAGAGAAAGGGCCAACCCTTGGCAATCTCTTTGAAGCCAATCAGGAAAGGAACCTGTTCGAAGCGGAGAGGCGGCTGCTCCAGGAAGTCTTGGCGGATGCAATCGAATGCTGGCAAGCTCGCGCGGCGTGGACTGTCATAGATGGGCACTACGCTGGCGGCCGACAACGCTTATATCGACAAGCAGAGTTTTGGATTTTCGGCGAGTACGACAATGCTCCATTCTTTTCCTTCACGAAAATTTGCGACTGTCTCGGGCTCGATGCGGATTTTATTCGCCGACGGTTGTTGGAGTGGAAAAAGACACAGGCTAAAGCCTGCGGCCAGCTTCCCAGCACTCTTTTGCGCAAGAAGGTAACGTCCAAGGGCTGCTGTGTTCGCGATCCTGGGTAATATTCTCTTCGTCGCGTTGACCTCGTTCGAGACTTTTCGTTCCTCCAGCGAGTTCCACTATGCGGAGCACAAAGTCGTTGAGGCGCGACCGCGCCTTCAATGGCTAGCGCAGGAGTTGCAGAAGATTTCAATTGAGCTGCAATTCCATGTCGCTTTCACCAGCCCGGCCACACAGATGAATCTCCTCAGGGCGGCGGCCGAGGATCATCAGGCTCGTGCGCTCGTGTTCGGTAACGGGGTTCATCGCGGCTTCTTCGTCATCAAATCGATAGAAGATACCCATCAGCAGCTCGCTGACGACGGTAGTTACATCGCAATCTCCGCGCGGCTGGAGTTGCAGGAGTGGGTTCCGGGCGCAGACTTCGATCCAGCTGCCTCTCCTTCAACGGCGGCTTCGCCGCTGGGGATCGTCCCTTTGGACCCATCTAGCGTGGCAGTGTTCGACCCTAATCAGCCAGTGAGCGCGCTGAATCCATTGCCCACGTCGTCGATTCTTCAATTGACCAGCGCCGGCGTGCAGCCGGGCATGACCTACAGCCGAGCGGCGTATCAGCAGCCGGGGATGAGCGCGGTGGTTGGCTTAGGCCCGGTGGGCGCGGGGCCGGGGAATCCGAACGACGTGCTGCCCGCAACGATCGTGAGGGCGGGATGACAGAAAGAAAAATAGTGAGACAATCGGCGGATGCTCTCGTTTCTCACTTCTCTCCTACTCGTTTTTAGACTTGGATAGCGCAGCAATTCATACCGCATTTGACAGTCGCGGGGGAGCGATGGGACACGCTGGCCTGGAAATACTACGGCGATGCGACATTGTTCGGGCCGATTATTCAGACCAATCCCCAGATCGCGATCGAGGCGGTGTTCGAGGCGGGGCTGAATATCGGAGTGCCGATGCTGGCGGTGAATCAGGCAATGCAGAAGGCAACAGACCTACCCCCGTGGAAGCGATGAAGAGTGCTGCGCGGGCCAGGAATCCGCTACCAGCTTCGCTTGCGCGAAGCTGTCCGAGATCCTTCGACTGCGTTCGCGCTGCTCACTTCGCTCAGGATGACAGAGGGGGCGTGGAATCACAAGCTAAAGCCTGTGCCCACTGAAGAAGGATGGTAGCCGCAGAGCTTTCGTATCCGGTTCGGCAGCCTGCTTGGGTGCTTACCTATAGCGGCCAGAACATTACTGCCGACATCACCACGATGGTGACAGAGATTATGTTCAGCGATACGTCCGGCGCGCACCATCACCATCGTGGGCGCCACAGTATGGCCGAGACCGACCAGGTCGAGGTAACGCTCGAGGACCGCGACCGGCGATGGCAGGGGCCATGGTCTCCAATGCGCGGCGCTGTCGTATCCCTTCAGATTGGCTATGTGGGCGAGGAGTTTCTCGACTGTGGCTATTTCCAGGTGGACGAGCTGGAGCTGAAGGGACCGCCGGATACGTTCCATTTGAAGTGTATCGCGGCCGGTATCACACCTTCGCTGCGGACACCCCGCAGCGCTGTGTATGAATCGCAGACACTGATGCAGGTCACCAGTACGATCGCAGCGCGAAACGGCCTGAAGGTCGTTGGCTCACCAGAAGACATCAATCCAACCTGGCAGCGACTCAGCCAGAGCCGAGAGACAGACTTGGCTTTTTTGCGAAGGCTCGCACTTGCGCATAATTACGACTTCACGATTCGAGGGCAAAAGCTCATTTTCTACTCGCGGACTCAACTTGAGCAGGCAGCGCCGGTAGCGCTGGTTCAGCGTACCCAGACCAAGAGCTTTGAGTTCAAGACAAAAACTCAAAAGATTTACAACGCCTGCAGTGTCTTCTATCAACATCCCTTCCAAAAGAACCTCATTGGTGCTCGCTACCAGGATCCTGATGCGCCGACGGGCGACGATCTCCATATCGTCGCCCGATGCGAGAATCCGCACCAGGCGCAGCTCAAGGCACGGAGCGCGCTGCACGACGCCAACATGATGGAAGTAACCGGCAGAATCGAGACCGAAGGGGCGCTGCTGCTAGTGGCTGGAGTCAATATAGCAATTCAGGGATTCAGTACATTCGACGGAAATTACCACATCAATTCGAGCAAACATAGACTTGAGCGCGGCAGCGGCTATTCGACTGAGATCGAAGTGAGGCAGTTGTAAAGAAGAAGCGGTCAACGATTAAGCATCAGATTCCGCGGGCTTGGATGACGAGCGGCACGATTGCTCACACGAGCGACGTAGCCATAATTTCGACCTGAGCGGGACGGGCTGCGAATTCTGTGACTATTGAGAGAAAGACTATGGAAAATACTCATTGCAGTCTCTGTACGAGTTGGCCGCGCCGGCGGCGAAAAGTGGGTCTCGTGATGCTGGTTACTATCGCGACAGTCGCCGCATGCCGGTGCGCGTTTGCGGTTTGTACGCAAAGCGGAACTGTGGGTTCGTCCTCGACTGCAATCGTGGGGTCGAATGATATCCCCGGGATCGAAGGCCGGCATTATTTCCTGATCCAGAATACCGGCACCATCAACCCGATGAATGTCGCAATCGGAACCAGCAACAACGCGACTTCAAAGGATTTGTACCTGGCCCCCGGCGCTTCGTGGGTGATGACGATGCAACAGCTGAAGATGGTGCCGGGCGGGGATGTGGCCGTGATCTCCGCCGGCGGCACGAACTATTCATTCTGCGATTGGTGAGATGCCTCGAATGAACAGACCAGGCCCACAACGGGGCGACCGGTACGAGGTTCTATCCCTCTGCCGGCCCTATACCTCCTGATAGCGATCCTTCTTCCGGTGACACAGGCTTTCCAGCCTATGGCCTTTGGCCA